GTCTTTGTTTTTCATTTATAGTACCCATCTGAGAGGTGGTATATCAGCGCGTCGATTAGGTCTGGTTCTCCCCATGTGGCTACTATAAGAGAGGTGAGGAATATTAGAAACCAGAATCCGGCCCATGTATTCGCTGTTGTATTTTTCGTTTCTGTTTCAAATGATGTTTCCATTTCACTTTTCTTTCTATTTTTACATTATTATTAGTCCTATCGTAAGAACAATTGCAATCCATAACAGTAAAACACTACACGCAAACAATTCTACTGCAAGAATTGTGTGATACCAAACCCACTTGGTTTCGTATTGTTTATCTCTTTCCAGTTCAATATCGGATTTTCCTTGTTTTTGTTGTGGTGGAACTTGGGGCATCCAAATTCTTTCCCACTTTTCTTTTGCATCTCTTAAAAAACCCATTTGTGTTTTTCTTTCGTTATATCTGTACGAAAATATGGTATTTCACAATAGTATAGATGAACCCTACAAAGAAGATTCCCATACCTATTTCATGTATTCTTTTATTACTACTAAACACCATTGGAGCCATGACACATAACATGATGACTCTCCCTACAACCTTGAGTGATACTACTTCTCCCTGAAAGAATACAAACAGGTTTCCTATGAGTAATAGTTGTAGTGTCCATGCTAGTCCTAATATGACCTTATGATTTTTGTAATAGTAATCGCGTAAATTAACTTCTTTATCTTTATATGTATCAGGCTGTGGAGCAACTACTTCACTAACCATAAAAAACATGAATGGTACTGACAGATATAATAGAAATGTGAATAAGTTCCATCCTTCATTTGGATAATAAGTCAAGTCTCTCAACGGATAAGAAGTCCACCAAAATAATATAATAGTAAAAAAAGTTATAAAACAAATTGCTGTGTGTGGCCAGTAAAATACAACATCATCATCTGGATCATCATTATGATTCTTTGCTAATAATGAACTGTAGTTTATCATTAACCTCACCATAGACAAACCTAATATCACAAAAGCAATCATTGACAAATGTGAAAATGCTACCATTTCGTTTTCCCATTGATATGTTTATTCCCATATTTATATTCCTCCACTTCTACATACTGAAGAAGATTGACACAACAAATATTTCATTCCATCCAAAGTAAAATTCAATTCACCTATGATTACATCAAGTATATTTAATGCACCACCTAAAACAACATCTCCGAAAGGGCCTTGTAAAACAAATACTATAATTGCACTTATCATCCCCAAAAGAAAACTCATGTATGACCACTTGAGGAATTTATATTTTCTAAGTGCAAGAACTTTACCTTGTCCATATATGTCACCGGCCATGGCATCATATACAGAATCATCAGTCATTAAAGTTTCTGCATAATCTTCCTTATATTCTTCTATTGGAAGATGTGCAAAGTGTCCGAAAAACAAAGGATTGAATAGTGGAGATTTTCTATCTATATCTCCTGTTACATCTTTTGGATAATCTGTTTTTGGTATGATTGCAAATATTGCAAAGAGTAGTGCAAAAAAACAACCAAATGCAAATGTTAGAAGTGGCCATTTCACCAATTCATTATCAAGGTTTGCAATCGCAACAGAAAACACAACAGATGCAACTGTAATCATGATATTTGCTTTTGCATCTGCCATCAAGTTCAATCTCATTTGATTGCCGTGATTGACTCGCAGAATATTATCTACAGCTGTTCTATCTTCTGGTACTTTTGATAATTGATTAATTTTATTCACACTACACCTTCTACTTTAATGGTGGTGCGTATAAAAGTCCTCCATGACTATAAAGTTTATTTAATCCTCGTTGTAATCCTATTGGGGTATCCGGCCCCACATTTCGTTCATATATTTCTTTATAATTTCCTACTTGTTTAATTATATTATAAGACCAAGTTGCTTTCAATCCAAGTTTAGCTCCAAGATGGGGATAGTCTTTGCCGTTTTTTTCCCCCATAAATCTTTGGATGTATGGGTCTATATGATTCTTAAAACTGTCTATGTTCTTTGAATTTATACTCATTTCTTCTGCAATAAACAGAACATATACTGTCCATCGAACTATATCTGACCATCTCTGATCTCCATACTTGACAACTGGCCCTAGTGGTTCTTTTGAGATAATCTCTGGAAGAATCATGTGCCGGTCAGGGTCTTCAAAACTCAATCTATTCGATGCAAGACCAGATCTATCCGTACCATACATATCACAGTCACCCCTTTTATATACGTTCTTTGTTTTTTCATTAGGTGGTACTGCGACAGGGATATAATTTATTCCATGTAACTCAAAAAAATCTGCAATGTTCTTTGCAGCCGTTCCAGTACCACTAAAACATATCCTTGCACCTTCCATCTGTTTTGCAGATGATACTCCAAGAGTTTTCCTTACTATGAATCCCTGACCATCATAGTAGGTTGTGGGCATGAATTCCAGTTTCTTTGCAACATTCCTTGTATAAGTAAACGTGGTTGTTGCAGAAAGAACATCTATAGAGCCATCTATCAAGAATTCAAATCGTGTTCTTCCATTGACTATAGTAAATTCGATTGCATCTGCATCACCGAACATTGCTGCTGCAACTGCACGACATATATCTACATCAAAACCTTCCCACTTACTACCATCTTCAGCACTCCATATTTCTTGCGAGAAGCCTGGAAATTCATCATTAGTTCCACAAATGACATATCCTCTTTTCTTCACTCGATCAAATGTTGAACTATACGTTGGAATATATTCTGATGTAGAGTTATCTTCTATGACTTGTCCCTCAGCAGGAGACAATGCCATCATCCAAAATACCCAAATTAAAGATACAACAAGTTTACCTACCATTATCATTGCAATGCCCGATATATTGCTAACAATTCCTCATCTGCAATCGGGGCGGTCATAGTATAATATCTCTGATGTCCAACCGACATGAATGCTTTGATGTCAGAAAAACTAGGATATTTCATTAAGAGATTATGGAGAAGATAATCTGGACTCAAATGACAGGATGCACATTGATTATCCTTCGCAAAAACTCTGGTTGATTTCTTGAATCGTTCTGATTGTACCAATACAGAATTGAGATCTTTTTCCATCCATGTGACTTTTTCATCAATTTCAGGAATAACCATAAAAACCATGTATACAAGAAGTCCTATAATAACATAGATCCATACCTTACTTGCAACAACTATTCCTTTGGTTTCAAGTTCAAGTTGTTCTATCCGATCTCCATGTTCTTCTGTCATTTCACGATGATCTGTATTTTTTATTTGTTCTGCCATAATTACCTCACTTCTTTCCTGCTTCGTTTAACTTCTTGGTGATTTGTTGTTGAAACCATTTGAGAACAATCGGTATGCTCACATTAGATGTCAATCCAAAAAGATAACCGATGGGATAACGGTAACTTTCATAAGCTGCAAGTTGTGGGACTTTCGTAAATACAATAGAAATCAACAAATATCCAGTTGCTGACATTCCCATATTGATAACTAAATCAAGTAGAATCAACCATCCATGACCGTTGTACTTGTCCTTATTATCTTGTCTGTAATTGAATAAAAATATCCAAAATGAGGAAAATAATACTAATCCAAGCATCATCATTTCGGAAGTGTTAAATAAATCAAGCATTTTGTTTTGTCTCTCTTTTGACCAATTTTAATAAGTCGGCAGTACTACCAACGAATAATGCATTAGTCACGTTTTGTGCTTTTGTGACTTCCTGTCGTTCTCCATCATTTTCTATGATTTGTTTTTTGCGATGGAGTTCCATCAATTTTTCTTGTGTATCGGTCATGTTTTTTAGTAATTGACCAAACACCTCAAATGCTCGTGGTGATTCTTCTGCCTTTGCAATCTCCAAAAGTTCATCCATTGCATCTCTACCACGTTCAATGATGTGGTACATATTTTCACGAGCATATCGAAAATCTATATCTTTTTCTTCCTCACTTGTAGTAGTAACAGCAGGAAGAACCTCGGCCGCTGTATAATACGTTTTATTATGTTCAACGAGATCAAGATGTTTTTCAATCCTG